AGCCTGAGTCACCCCAGTCACTGCTGTGCTAGTAGAAGAGTCCTTAGCTGAAGTAGCAAACGTAGCTGTAGGTACTGTTAAGTCTCCATCACCTTCTGAGCCAGTTGTGCCGCCACCTGTTGTTCCAGTACCCGTATCATTAGCCACCGTTACAAGACCTGTTTTAGCTCCAGAGGTTCCTGATCCTGTTGTGCCGGTCCCAGTATCATTAGCTACTGTTACAAGACCTGTTTTAGTTCCAGAGGTTCCTGATCCTGTTGTGCCAGTACCTGTGTTATCTGTTCCAGTAGTACCAGTACCGGTATTAGCTGTGGCATTAGTTATAACAGAAGAGGCAGCAGCTGAACCAGTCTCTGTGCCTAGTGTAGAGTTATTAGCACCTTTACCTAGAGGAACACGGTCACGAAGATCTGGAAGACCAAAAGTAGAAGAGCCATCACCTGTACCATAGGCAGTGCCGATTACGGCGAATAGTCGAGCATAAGTTGTACGATTAACATTTGAACCGTCACAAAGCAACCAAGCAGCATTAGGAGCAGAAGCTCCTCCAAAAGGTAGAATTGATCCTGAAGGCATGATCTCAAAGCCTCCAGCTGTTGAACCATCATGAACTCTAACATTTTTAGTGTTATTATCTACAGATAACTCACCAGCCCCACCTGTGAACGAGTTATTTTCTGCTGTCGTGCCTCGTCTTAATAATAGTTGTGTACTCATTTATTGCTCCTTAAAGTGCTCCTAAGTCAAATTGGCCTGTGACTGTAAATACGTTTGATGCGTTAGTTCCTATTATTACGTTACCTTGTACGTTTAACAAGGCATCATCTACGGTTGCCGCACTACTTACATTGATGCCTACATTACCGTTAGTATCAATCATAATTTTATCTGTTAGATCTCTTCCGAGACCTCCCATAAACGGTGAAACTTTTGTACTCATAATAACCTTTCTAACATAATTAACCTACGTGGTCAATATAATTCTTAACTGAAGGCTCCACAGTCTAGTATACCTACAATAGTAACTGTATTTGAAGCGTTTGTTCCTAGTGTTGTGTTTGCTACTACTGCTAAATCATTTGAGAAACTGGTATCTCCCGATGCGTCAGAAGTAACTGCTTTTGAAGCGGCAGTAGTGCCCAGAGTAATTCCATCAATCATACCAAGTTCGGTAGGGGTAACTGCACTAGAGGCAGCTACTTTACCATCACCATCAGTAATCATCACTCGATCACCCGTTAAATCACTAGTAAGAACAGTAGATATTGCCCCTGCTATGTTAGCTACTCGACGGGCTTCAACGGCTGTAGAGGCTGCTGCTGCAACAGTAGCGTTGTCTGCAATAGCTGTGTGTACCGATAATCCATCATATTTAAGTGTAGCTGCATCTACTATACCTACGCTTAGATTAGAAGCAGTAACAGGAGATAGTGATGTATTAGATGTAGGATCTTTAGTGTCACTAAGTTTAAATGTTTTAGCCGATTCATCATAGAAAAGAGCGGCATTACCTTGATTGCCACGATTAAATAAAATGCCGATATCATTAGCAGGAGACCCAGTAGTACCGTTTGCTAACATTATCATGGTGTCATCGACATCCATATTAGTAGTGTTAATAGTTGTTGTATCACCGTTAATTGTTAAGTTGCCTGTTACGATAACGTCATCAGTAAATGTGGTTGTAATATTATTAGCAGCTCGTCTTGCCTCAACTGCATCAAGCTGAGTTTGGATAGCGGCGGTAACACCACTTACATGGTTTAACTCTGCTAGTGTAGTAGTAGCAACGCCAACTTTTCCTGACCCGTCTGATGCTAAGGCGCGAGATGCTGTAAGATTGCCTGTTGTAATTGTAGATACGGCACCAGCGATATTGGCTACGCGTCTCGCTTCTACATCATCTGATCCACCACTTGCGGTAGAAACATTATCCTGCACTAAATCAATATTAGCCTGTAGTCGAGTGAAGCTTACAAAATCATTAGCAGCTGCTACAAGAGTATTGGCTGCTATTCTAGCTTGAAGCGCTGTATCTTCGTTAGTAAACGCTGTAACGTTAGTAGCTAAACGAGACTGTAAAGCTGTGTCTTCGTTAGTAAACGCTGTAACGTTAGTAGCTAAACGAGACTGTAAAGCTGTATCTTCGTCATTCATTACTGTAACGTTAGCAACTCTTCTAGCTTCTACAGCGGTAGTAATAGCTACATTAGTAGTAAGTCTAGATTGAAGGCCTGATAATTCTTGAGCAACGTTCGCCACTCCACCTAAAGCGGGCGTTGTAATATTAGCTTGAGCACCAGATGTACCAGCAATGTTGATTCCTTCATTGCCTAGATCAGAAATTGTAATTCCCCCTAGTTTAATTGAGGAACCTGTGAGATGTAGATCTTTCCATTTTTTAGAGGCAGAACCAAGGTCATACACTCCATCTGCTGAAGGAATTAAATTAGCGCTTAGAGTTACTGTGTGACCATCTGTATCAACAATAGATGCAACATTCGATTGAATTTGCACCACATTTTGATTCTCGTTAGTATCAATAGTAGAGATTAGATTGGCAAGAGTAACCGATTTGGTTTCATCATTTTCAATATCAACTGCTACAAACTGCGTATTTGCTACGGGAGTTTGTAAATTATTAAGTTCGGTAATCTTTTTATTAGCCAATGATCATTTCCTCGCCTGATTGAGTTAACAGAAAATCACGTAGTTCTGTAGTACTATTACGCTTCTGTAAATTTAAGTAATCTTGAGTTATAAACAGTTTTCCACCCTGTTGAGTGTGTAACTCAAATCCATCTTGCATAATTATAATGTTCTTATCAGCAAGCTGTCTAATTATAACTTCTGAGTTTTGAGTTATAATAAATCCAGAACCGTCTTCTAACTCAACGCCAAATCCTTCTTGAATAGGAGCTGCTTGACGTAGTATAAACTGGTCTGACTCTGTGGACAATAGTTGGTCGTCTGCTTGAAGAAGAATTCCAAACACATCTTCGTTTCCTGCAAATTGACGAACTAAGAAGTCAAGAGCCTGAGTCTGGATAAACTCACCTGACTGAGTAAGAATAGCAGTAATATCGCCATCATCTGTATCAGGAGTAGGTACAACTGCATCTGCTCCAAAAAATCTTTTAATAGATGACAGTGATAGAGCGAGTCTAAGGCGCGTAATCATTAGTCACGCTCACTTATATATAGCACTCCTGTACCTGTGGTAGCAATAATTGAAATATACTTATCGTTTTGTGCGGGAACATTGTCTGCGCCTAGTGATATGTCGTATGGAATTTGAGCAGGTATGAAATGTGAGTTAGAGGTGTTAGCCTCAATAGTTCCAGATCCAGTTTCAAAAAATGCATTTACCGTAGAATAAAGAGTCACTACACGGGTAGCGTCTGATATCTGTGGTGATGTGTTAGCTGATGTAGTAAAAGGTACTTGATATCCACGATGTTGCTTGAAGGCTAGTACGGGGATTGGATCGTTTCCATCATCTCTTGGTTGTTTGCTCATGTCTTTTCTCCAATATTGATTTCATTACGTTTGTAGCAGTGTTAGTAAACAAGCCGGGGATAATAGCGTGAATAATAACAGCAGGAATTACAAGTTGTAAGCGAATAGCTACTACAATCGCCTGATATGCGTGTTGTAGGCCTGATTCATTAACCTGCTTTAGATGAGCTTTACATGCTTTTGAAAACATCATCTCTCCACGAATTTGACAATTGTGTAGTAATCATCAACCTTTTTAATTTCTACAGTATCCTTTTTACAAGAATATCTTTCTCCAGCTTTTATTCCTACATTACGTTCAATTTTTCTTTTAACTGCAAGACATTCAGACAGTTTAAAGTGAGGTGTCCATTCTATTGGACTTCCTCCTACTGATAAGAATAGTACAAATAGTGTTTCTACCATTAGTGCTTCATCTTCTCACCTTCTTTCGTGCAAGATAGATGTCCTTTCTTAAACTGCGTCTTTGCAATCTGCATAGCCTGTTCACACTGTTCCATTGATTTATACTTACCAAGTTCCATCATAGAATGGTCTGGTTTCATTAACATTAATATAATAGCTATAGTTTCCATTTTAGTGTCCTGAATGATCTTGATTTGCTGTCGGCGCTTTCAAATTACTTGCCGCATGTATGAGATCCATAATATCGTTACGAATCTTTTCATGTGTTTCTTCTAAGTTTTCAATACGTTTTAACATAAAATCAATCTGCAATTTCTGCTGCTGATCGAATGGAGCTTGGCCGCTTTCAATCTCTGTTGTTAATTTCTCAAGTTCTGCTGCAACGTGTTCAATCATCATAAACTGTTCAGAGTCTGCCGGTAATGAGCCCATTTCACCACGAGGCCATTTAATACGAAACTCTGTATTGAATTCAAGGTCTGACTTCATCATAGTCTGTGAGGTTTCAAGATTGTTTAATCTCTCCACAATTCCAAAATAAGCCCATGTTGCAATTGATGCTGCTGCAATCAAACTTATCATATTGCGTAGCGGTAGAGCTACTTCAGTGTTTTCACTTATCTTTGCCATTCATCACTCCTGCGGGCCTGCGGCCGGCTTTATCCTAACTTTGCGCGAAGCGCTTGCGATTTTTTTATGTCTTTCATCCCAGCTCACACGATGCAATTCGTTATCCAAGTGCTGTTTGACATATGCTCTCACCCACTCTTCAGTTCTGTCGTCTCTAGGGGGAGCGCAATCCCAATCGTCAGTAGGATCGTTCGTCATTCCATTAAGTCTCGCATCAGCTTGTCATAGTTATTAATCTGTACCGCTACAGCAGGGCCAGAAGCCTTCGGCTTCAAGCTTGTCTCTACCTCTTGTAGATGCTTCATCCAGTCGAGAAGATCTTTTTTAGAGTAGATGCCTGTTTCCACAGCTTCCTGAATCTTTTGATCGATGACAGAGTTGATTAAATTAATGCGCTTAATTCGATTAAGATATCCTTGCGTGGCGAAAACTGAATCAATGTAGTTCTTCACCTCCTTTTTCTCAATCACTGAGGTAACTCGA